GTAGTTACCAATGAAATTGATCTTACTACGATCGTTCCATCAGTATCAACATCAACAGGTGCATTCGCAGGTGTTTTCCGCTGGGGCCCAGTTGGTGAAAGAGTCCTTATTGACTCCGAAACTACTCTAGTGTCACGCTTTGGTGTACCAACAAACTATAATCCTGAAACATTCTTTACCTGTGCCAACTTCCTCGGCTATGGTAATCAGCTTATTGTTTCTCGAGCAGCAAATACAAGTGGCGCAACTCCAGTTCAGACATTTACTTGTCAGTCTGGTAACAATGTTCTCGTTGGTAACACAACTGGCGTTCTTCCTGGACAATATATTGCGCAAGTTTCAAATAGCACAGTTATGACTAACATTGTCAATAACTCAGTTGTTTCTGTTAACTCAACTGCTATTACTCTTCTAAAGCCAGCAGCTGCTGGCGGTAATACCCAAATCTCATTCGGTAATCCTGAAACTTCATATTCAGCACTTGGGCTTGAGGGTGGCACATTTATTGCTAATCTTATTAACCAAACAGTAACTAACGAAGAATATTACACCAACGTCAAGAAGAATAACTTCCAGTCAGGTGTTACATGGGTAGCTCGTTGTGTTGGTGACAAAGGTAATACTCTTCGCGTTGCACAGTGTGATAATCCAATCTCATACAATCAGACAATTCCTCTTGCAAATAGTACCGTATCAGGTCTTGCAAACGTTGCAATTGGTTCAAATACGGTAACTATCTCATTCGTTGGTGATGGTTCTCTTGGTTCAGCTGGTGTATTCGCAAGTACAGTTTCTAATGAGCTTACAATTGGTGATCAGGTTCAGTTTGGTAACTCAGCAATTGACGTACAATTCATGCAGATTTCTTCTGTATCTAATGTTACAACAAATACCTCTGCATCTGCTCTAACAATTAATTTCTCACAACCATATCGTCTACACACCAATTTCACATCAAATACCCTAGTTCGTTACTGGGAGTTCTTTAATGCTGTTGGTCGTGCACCAGGTCAGTCACAGTTCCAGCTCTACAATGGTAACACAGCAGCTCTTGACGAATTGCATGTTGTTGTTGTTGATGATGGAGGTGATTTCACAGGCATTCCAGGTACAATCCTTGAAACCTACGTAGGTCTTTCACGTGCAACAGATGCACAAAATAACGATGGTACAAATAATTACTACGCAGATGTTATTAATCAGGATTCTGAATATATCTTCTGGGGTGCTGATCGTCCATCTGCTATATCAAATAACTCAGTATATCTAACCTCATCAACATCAACAGCACCAGGTGATTTTAATTTTACTCTTGGTTTCGATGGTCATAGTGAAGGTTTGGTAACACTTGCAACTGTTGCTCAGGCAATCAATATGTTCGCTTCTAAAGAAGATGTTCAGATTGATCTTGTTATGCAGGGTAAGCCTATCCAGGGTACCACTGTTGTCAATGGTCAAACAGTTCAAAATTATCAGTATGCAAACTACTTGATCCAGAATATTGCTGGTGAACGTAAAGACTGTGTTGTATTCATTTCACCTGATCCTGCTCTTGTTATAAACAATAAGGGTAACGAAGCTTACTCAATCGTTAATTGGGTTGGTGCTCTTCAATCTTCATCATACGCTGTTATCGATTCTGGTTACAAGTATCAGTATGACCGTTACAATAATCTTTACCGTTGGATTCCTCTAAACGGCGATATTGCTGGTCTCTGCGCACGTACCGATCAAACAAACGATGCATGGTGGTCACCAGCTGGTTTCAATCGTGGTGCAATTAACAACGTTGTTAAGCTTCCATGGAACCCACGTCAGACAGAGCGCGATGTTATCTATCAGGGTGGTATTAACCCAGTTATGACAGTTCCTGGTCAAGGAACAGTTCTCTTTGGTGATAAGACCTTCCAGGCTAAGCCATCTGCATTCGATCGAATTAACGTTCGTAGATTGTTCTTGGTTCTTGAGCGTGCTATCTCAACAGCGGCGAAATATTCACTATTTGAATTCAACGATACCTTCACTCGTGCTCAGTTCGTTAACCTGGTAACCCCATATCTACGAACAATCCAGGGACGCCGTGGTATTACTGACTTCTTGGTTGTTTGTGACGCAACAAACAACACACCACAAATCATTGACTCAAATCAGTTTGTTGGTGACATTTACATTAAGCCAGCTCGTTCAATCA